AACCACTCCGGTTCGGCGGCGGTGTAGTCCCTGAGCCTCCTGATGCTGACCGAGTGGAGGGGGATGCCGACCCTCTGCACTCCGCCGACCATCGCGGCGAGGTCGTAGTACTCGCACCACTCGGCACCGTGCTCGTCCTGGATGAACTTCAGAACGTCGGCGGCGAGCCAGTCGTAGATCGGCTTGGCGAGCATGAGCGGGATCGACTTCTGCAGCTTGTACGGCCTGACGATGTAGTTCTCGTTCAGCTTGTTCACGACCGACCTGAACCTGACCATTGACTCGTTCGCACGGACGCCGGTGAGGAACGCCGTCCTCCCCTTCTTGCCCTGCATCGTGTAGTAGTCCATCGGTTCCGGCACGGGCTTGCTGGCGTCGAGGCCGAAGTGGCCGGCGTGGATCGCCCACGGCGGCATCTCCCTGATCAGTCTCCCCTGCCTCCTCCTCATGTCCGACCAGAGCAGGACGTACTCCCTCTTCCCGAGGACCCAGCACTCCTGGCCTGCTGGTAGGCAGTACCACTCCATGTCGACCCAGTCGTACGACATCACCTTCTCGACGAAGGAGACGACGACGGGGCTGACCATCTCCTCGTCCCTGAAGATCACCTTCACCGGGCCGAGACCGCGCTCCTCGTGTATCTCCTTGGCGAGGTACAGGACGGCCGTCGAGTCCTTCCCGCCGGAGAACTGGACGCACACGGTGTCGAACGTGTCGTAGACGTGTCTCATCCTCTCCCGCGCCGCGTCGACGCACGACATGTCGAGGAACATCCTCTGCCTAGCCATCGGCGTCCTCCCACTTTCCGCCACTCACCATCTCGGGTCGTTGGCGACAGATGCCGCAGTTGCCCCACTGCCAGCCGTGGGACTTCCAGTACCGGCAACACCTGAGCAGAACCTCAGGCCCCCAGCTCATCGTGAGCCACTTGCGCCCGTCTTCGTTCAATGCGGTTCTTCCTTGTCGTTCTTGCCGTTGTCCCACTCGCCGATGGAGTAGGTCACCTTGTAGTTGCCTGCCGATGTGATGCTCCCCGTCGTGAAGTCGACGCTCTTCGCCGGCTCGAACTTCTCGACCCTGAGTATGTTCCCGTCCGCGTCGAACTCGACCGACTTGACCCTGGGGCAGGCGGTGACTGGGTGGGAGAACTTCGACTCGCAGTACTGGCACGACATCTCAGACCTCGCTGTGCGCGTCGATGAAGGACATAACCTTCTGCGCGATCGTGTCGCCCTCGTACGCCGGTTGCGCCCGCAACCACTTCACGAAGTCCCACCACCTGCTCATCTGCTGGTGGTCGTCGAACACGATGTTGTACGAGAACACGGCCTGCTTGGTCCCGGCGTTGCCGGTTGTCGTAGCACCACCGGCGGCCGCCTTCTTCTGGTCGACGTCGGGAGGGGCGACGTAGTGGGCCTCCTCCTTGTTCGGCGTGGCGCCGAGCGGTGGCGGTGTCATCAGGACCGGCGGGATGTAGGCGCCTGCGGCACCGTTGTCGTTGACCGAGGTGAAGATCTCCTCCACCTCCGTCTCGATCGCGGCTACCTCGTACTCGTCCCATCCCACGGCGTCGAACAGTTCGGGGAAGTCGTACACGACCTCGTTCAGGGCGGCGCTGAGGAGTTCGGGATCGGTTCTGCCGAGGTCGGCGACCCTGTTGTCGACGAGGGCGAAGGCGAGTGCTTCGTTCGTGTCGCCGTCCATCTTGACGGCCGCGACGTGCGTCCACCCGAGCTTCTTCACGGCCTGGAGCTGGTGGTTCCCGGCGACGACGACGTACCTCCCGTCGTCCTGCGGTTTCACCACGATCGGTTTCAACTGTCCGAACTCGGCGTACGAAGCGGCGATGGCCTCCACGTTGCCGAGCCTCGGGTTCCCCGGGAGCGGGTCGAGCAGGTCGACGGGCGTTGCGAGGTCAGCGAGGCTGCCGTGGATCTTGTGGTTCTGTTTCATTCTCTTCCTCGTCTCTGGTTACGAAGTGCATCACGGCGAACAACTGCCCTTTGTCCGGCATCAACTGGTTGACCGCCCTCGCCGTCAGCGTCGGGGAGGTGTCCCTGTTGTCCCACCAAAGGGCGGAGTCCCTCACTGTATCTGCGCCCTGACATTGGCGTTGATCGTCCTGAGTGCGTCGATGGCGGACCTGACGGAGCCGAGCTTCTCCCGTTTGGACTTCAGCAGGGCGTCGGCGATCTTCCACTCCATGTGCATCTCCGCGATCTGGTAGTCGGCCCACGCCTCGCGCTCCTTGATGGAGCCGGTGGCGGAGAGGTACGCCTTGGCCCACTCCGCCTCGAACTTCGCCTCCTTCTTGGCGGCGTCGATGGCGAGCTGCTCGAAAGCCTCGGTCTCCTCCTCCATCTCGTTGAGGAGTCGGAGGATCTCCTGCTCCACCTCGACCTGGCTGATGGGGTTGTTCCTCCGCGTGTTCATCTTTCCTCCTTGAAAGCATCGGTCCATTCGATCTTGTCCAGCGCGGCCATGTTCTCGGCGGGCCACGAGTGCCTCGCCGAACCGAGCCTCGCCAGTCCCATTTCCTGCAGCACCCACGCGTCGCACTCGTCGTCGGCACCCTTTCCGGACCAGACGATGCCCGTCCTCGCCGACACGGCCGACACGACCTCGTTCTTGCTCGCGTTGCCCTTCCCGGTTGCGAACTTTGCCCTTGACGTTGGTGGAACCTCGATGTACGGAACCATGTTGTCCCACATGTACATCCTGATGACCCCGCCGAGTTCCCCGAGGGCGTGCGACTGCGAGTTGCGGGACGAGAACGAGTACCCCTCCACGAGGACTACGGGGTCGGGACACCAGTCGACGATCGCCCCGAACCATCCCCTTATCTCCGCGATCCTGCCCATCCCCGTCGACCTCGACTGGTAGGAGTCGGTATTCCAAGAACCGTCGGGCGAGGGAAAGGCGACACCGGTCGACGAGAGACTCAAGTCAAGACCGATAACGCTAGGCATAGTGCGCAAGACGATACCACCGACACGGACGGAGGTCTAGGCCGTTACTGGTCGTACGAGTGGCGCGCAAGACCGAGGTCAAAGGCGAGTTGCGGGTGGTTGCCGATCCTGCGGTGGCATTCGCGGCACACGCACATCAGGTTGTCCTCGTCGAGGATCGACCCGCCCTGCGATCGTCTCACAAGTTCGTGCACGTCGACGGACTGCCTCCGCGCGTAGGTGACCTTCCCGTCGTGGGTGGCGAACACGGGGCACGCCTCGCACCACGGTCTCTCTCCGAGAAGTTTCTCCACGAGCGGCCTGCGGAGCCTGTACTCCGCCTCCTTCTTCCTGGAGCGGTGCCTCACACCTCGTCCAGGTCGATCTCGTCGAACTTCCACTCGCCACCGAGGCTCTGCCACAGGGCGACGTCTATCTCGGTCGGGTCGTACTCCGCGGCGAAGGTCATTTCCTTGTGCTTCTCGATAGCCCTCTTCATGAAGGCGGCCGAGGCCGCGAACTCGTCCGGCGTGTCGGACTCGATGGCGTCTAGCCGGTCGCACTCGTCGAGCCTGTTCTCCACGTGGAACCTGAACCTCAGGATCTTCTTCCTGCGCTCGTCGGACGACGCCTGCGCCTCGGCGAGGAGCCTGATGCCGTCGTCACCAAGGGCAGAGTACAGTCTTCTGTCCTCGTCGCACCTCTTGTCGATCTCCTCGACCTGAGACTCGAGGTTGGCGAGCAGGGCCAGGATGTGCTCCCTCCACCTGCCCCTGTTCTCGTAGAGGCGGAGGTACTTGCGCTGCTCGTCGGTGACCTTGTTCTTGACGTCGTCGGCGACGAGTCTTGCGAAGGACTCCTCGTTCATCATCTCGCCGTTACCGCCTCTTCCACGCGGGACAGATGCCCTTGAAGGAGCACCAGTCGCACAGCTTCGTCCTGTTGGTGGTGAAGTTGTCGGTTTCGCATGCAGTCTTCAGTTCTTCCCACGCGCCGGACACGGTCTCCCGCATCTCGCGCCTAGCTTCGTCAGTCGGCTCGTAGGCTACCCTGGTGCCCTTGCCCTTCAGGTAAATGAGCTCGGCCGTTGCGACCTTCTCGCCCATCAACGACTCGACGAGTTCCGTGTAGATCATCAGCTGGAGTCTCTTGTCCCTGTCGTACGGTGGCTTGGACACCTTGCCGGTCTTGTAGTCGGAGATGATGGATCCGTCCGGGCCGGAGATCCTGCGGTCGATGAAACCGAGGATGGGCACTCCCTCCACCTCGCCGAAGACCTCCTCCTCGACGCCATCAGGCTCGATCTCGTTCGGATCCTCGAGCTTGAAGTAGTTCTCAACGCACGACCACGCGTTGTACCTCAGCATGTGCTGCGCGTGCGGGCTGAGACCGAGTACTTCCTCGGCGTGGGCCTGCCACTTGCCGTGCCACTGCCCGACCATGATCTCCCTCGCTGTGCGGAGGTCCCTCGCTCCCGGCTCGACCGAGACGAACAGTTCCTCGAGGGTCTCGTGCGTCATGTTGCCGAGGGCCTGCGCCTCGGTCTGCTCCTCGTGGAGCTTGTCGATCCTGCTCAACTTGTACCTCAACTGGCACTGCAACCATGTCGACACCGAGGACGGTGACATCCTCTCCGGCATCTGGACCGGCATCTCAGGCCTCCGCGCCGAGTCGGATCCTGACGCACTCGGCGATGCACGCCTCCACCTGCTCCGGTGTCGCCGTCGACTGCGTCGGCTTCTTCTCCCCGGGGTAGGTGTTCTTCCACCACTCCGACAGCGCGTCCTTCTCGCCCTTGTCCATCTTCTCGAGGTGGCCGGCGAACACGACCCAGAGGTCGTCGGAGACGGAGGGCTGCTTCGGCACTGCGGGGACGGGCTTCTCCTGCACGACGGGCTGGTCGTACGCCTCGTCGGCGTAGATCGCGTCGTCGGTGCGGGCGAGGTAGAGGCCGACGCCGATCTGCTGGAGGGCCTTCTTCAGCGCGTCCGAGACCGCGCCCTTGAACTCGTCCCCGAGGTCGACGATGTCGCCGTTCTTCTTGCGCTTGATCTGCTGTCCGCCGACCCCGTCGTAGTGGGCGGTGATGCGGTCGCTCGTGTACTGGCTGGGGACGGAGACTGTCACTCTGACGTGGGCGATGACCCAGTCCTGATCGGTCTTGTCGCGGCCGACGCTGACGACCTCGCTCGACCAGTTGCCGACACCGAGGATCTTGTTGACCCTGTTGATGACCTCGGCGATCGGGAGGTAGGTGAGCGTCGTGCCGCTCTTGGTGACCGTCCGTTCCATCTCAGGCGCGAACGGCTCGGACAGGTCTAGGTAGAGGTCGTTGTTCTTGTTTGCCATGGTGTTTCTCCTTATTCCTCGTCGTCGTTGAAGACGACAGACTGTTGCCTCACGATGATCGACACCTTGGGTTCGCCGACCTCGCAGTACTCGTCGGCGATCAGGCCGATCTTGGCGAGGTTCTTGACCCGCCAGTAGGAGACCGCCCCGTAGGAGAGCATCTCCTTCATCATCGCCTCGGGCGACTTGAGCACTTCACCGGTGTCCATGTCGATGGACGAACCGATGATCCTGCGGGCGACCTCGTCGGCGAGTTCGTCGTGCTTCCACGCCTTCCTCGGAGCGCCGGTCCTCTTCTCGACGACGGTGTCGCCGAGGACGAGTTCGGGGTCGTCCCCCATCGCCTGCGACATTGCCGATGACGCGTACTCCCACGCATCGGCGACCGCCTTCTTCAGGAGGTGGAGGTCGGTGATGAACTCCGCGATCCTCTGTGGTTCGCTGCCGAGACCGGACAACTGCATCAGGGCGTCGTCGAGTTCGGAGATGACGGACGAGAAACGTCCTTCCATTGTGTTTCCTCGCTTCGGGATAGGTGTTGGATAGGGGTAGTTAGACGATGATGATAGCCCGGCTCCGCTGCGGAAGTCCAAGACCCGCGAGGAAGGAGAACGCGCCGACCGCCGAGTCTACCTGGTCGTCGTGGTTGCTCACCTCCGGGAAGGAGGACATTTCGTCCAGCCATGCGGTCAGCCACGATCCCCTGACGACGCGGACGTTGCCGTTGGCCACGGCGGCTCCGAACGGCCTCGCCCTCGTCACCTTGTCGCCGGTCGCCCTCACCCCCGCGAAGTCGTAGCCGGGAACGACGTACCTCGCGTACTGGTCGATCAGGTTCTTGCCGGCCGAACCCGGTTCCTGCTCCATCCTGATGGAGACGGTGGGTCCGTCCTCCATCGCCGTCCTCGCAATGAGTTCCTCAACCCTGTCACCCTTGACGCGTGCCCTCTGCACATCAAGGATCCAGGCGATGCCCTTGTCGAGCATCATCAGCGTCCCGACCGTCCAGTCGGGATCCGGGTTCGAGTGGGACGGCTCCGTCGCCGCGAGGTCCCAGTACCTGACCACCCTCGCCGAGCTCGTGGAGATCTCCGGGACCTCGAACGGGTCGATCAGGACGAAGTCGTCGCGGCGGAACATCGTGCCGAGCGACGTGGCCCACCAGTCGCCCTCCTCGAGCCTGCGCCGCTCGATCGGGTCGAGCTCCTGGAGCGCCCTGCGGTAGGAGTCTGGGTCGATGCCGGGGTTGTCGGTCAGTTTCGACGGGACGAACACCCTGTGGTACTCGGGCCCCTCGACGAGGAACCTCTGCCTCACCCAGTTGGGTGCCGGGTTGGACGCCGCCCTCATCCTCAGTGGGACCTGGGCGAGCGGGCCGGACGACGGGCGACGCAGACGGGAGAACAGGTACCTGTAGTCGGACTCCCTGATCTCGGTCACCTCGTCCATCCCGATGAACTGGAGCTCGACACCCTTGTAGCGCAGGTAGTCGTCCTTGTTGTTGAGGTAGCCGAAACCGATGCGCGCCCCGGAGGGGAAGGTCGCGGTGTAGGTGTTGGCGTTCCACCTGATCTCGTCGTAGGGGGCGATCCACTCGCGGAAGCGGTCCATGAGCGCACCGGGGAGTGTGAGGTCCTGGAGAGTCCTCCTGAACAGCAGGGCCGAGTACCCCGGCACGTCGACGTACTGGAGGGCGGCCATCAGGAGAGCGGAGGACTTTCCTCCACCCGCCGCGCCACCGAAGAGCGCCTCCATCGCGTTCGTCCTGAGGAACACCTTCTGCTGGACCGACGCCGCCTCGGGGCAGAACATCGGAGCCTTGGGCTCCAGGAAAGCGAGGACCTGTTGCCAGTCCGTGGCCATACTCCTCCATACACTAGGATCTGGTCCACCGAACCGCGTGAATGTAAGGTGGTAGCGTGAGGATACCGCGCAAGGTCCTTGGGGCCATCAAGGAAAGGACAGGGGGTCGTAGTTTCTTCGCATACTCCGCCCTCGCTGCCTTCACAGTCTCCACCCCCCTCGGGGTGTTCATGATCCACGTCCCTTCGGGGTTCATCGCCGTCGGCGCCGTCTCCCTAGTGGCCGCGTGGATGCTCGGGGCTGAGTAATGGCCTGGAACAACGCCACCAACAAAGCCGTCGGCCCGTCGATGGAGAAGGCACTGCCCATCGGCGCCCCCATCTCCACAAACCCGTCCTTCATGGAGCGCGGGTACCACGACGGTTGGGACATCGAACGGGTGTACAGGGACGGCGTCAGGAAGGTCACCTGGGTCTACAGGTGCATCGACGCGATCGCCGGCAACCAGGCAAGGCTCCCCATGATCGGCAGGCAGGACAACAAGCCGGACGGCGAGATCGTCCTGGACGACAAGGTCCTCGAACTGCTGAACCGCAGGGCGAACGCCGGCGAGGACTCCTTCGCCTTCAGGTACAGGCTCTCCGCCCAGTTGCTCACGTCCACCCGCGGTGCGTTCGTCGAGATCGTCAGGGGAAGGGGAGGCGACCCCATCGCCCTCCACCTGCTCCCACCGCAGTACACATCCCCCATCCCGCACCCCAAGAAGTTCGTCTCCGCCTTCGAGGTGAAGATCCCGAACCTCCCGAAGATGGTCGTCGACCCGGCGAACATCCTCTGGTTCAAGCACCCGCACCCGCTCGATCCCTACCTGTCC